CATTTATCCAGGACAAGGACCATGTTGTCACGTCTAAGTCCGGTCAGATAGAAGAAATTGCGGTTAGCCTGTGCTGTAAATAAATCATACTCATCTGCACTCACATGGTGCTCGATGCCTGAGTACAATATTGCTATAGAATTGTCCTCCATCTTGTCTAAAATTCTTTGTCTTCTGCTTTCAAAATCCATTTTGCTGCCTCTTAATCTCATTATTTGTAATGCATGTCCCAAAAACAGGTCGCTGACATTCATACGCCCTTACGTTATCACAATATGTGTATTTTTACAAGCCATTTGGACCCGCTAATACAGGAATCAAAGGTTTTCTATATTTATATATTTTCTTTCTAAAATGCAGACATAAAGAAAACCCTTGAAAATACTGGATTTCCAAGGGTTTTGATGTTCTTTTGATATTCTTTGTAATTATCTCTTTGTGAACTACAAGCCCTATAAAATAAGGCTTTCTAGCCGTTTTGTGTGCTATAAGAGTGCTACGAAAAAACGTTTAACACCATGTTTTAACACTTATAAACACTTGCACTTTATGATTCACAATGTATCATTTCCGCTAACCTCTTCTCATATTCTTCTTTTAATTCATATTTAGATAATGCGATTTTTTCAACAGTAGACGTAAAATTATTATTACTATATTTTTGCATTCCGTTTCTATATAATCCGCTTTCTGCATTTTCAAAATTATGTAATAATTCCTCTTTCGCTTGCCCTGTTCTCAATCTACGGAAACCGCGCGCTTTTACTTGTTTAATACGTGAAACAGATAAATTCTCTTTATCTGCAATCATTGCTAGTGACTTGTTATGTAAATAATATTCCCTTATTACACGTTTTTCTAATTGCCCTGTGTAACGCTCTACAATGCGCCATAGTTCGCTTTTTGTGTAATCGTCATACATTTTATCAATAACACTGTTTTCTAGTTCAAAATCACTTTTAACACTATCTGATAACGTTGATTCTGAATCTTCATTTATCGGAACATCTAGGCTTGCTATGCTTTGCGAATAATATTCAAGCTCTTCAAGCTCTTTTTCATTGATTTTCATATAATCAGCAATTTCGTTATTTGCAGGAGTCCGCCCTAATTTCTGCGACAGCTCCTGAATCGCTTTATTGTAACGAATTATCTTTTGTTGCTTAACACCGGGTATTCTAATTACAGAACCGCAGTTTTCTATATATCGTCTTACTGCCTGCCTTATCCAGAAGCCAGCATATGTCATAAATAACACATTTTCCGATGTTTCATATCTTTGTACTGCTTCCCATAATCCGAAATATGCTTCTTGTAATAAATCCTCTTCATTTTCGTATAATGTAAACGGTCTAATCATTATTTTTATCAAAGGTAAATTCTTTTGATATAACCACTGCATATTTTCCGTTACATCAAAACCGTTTTGTATTGCTTTAACTATATCTTCATTTGTCATATTATGCACACCGCCTTTTTTATTTTTGTCGATATTTGAGGGGCTAAGTGGGGCATTTTTTCACTTTTCATATACACCCCTAGGGCACCCCATAAAAGAAAAGAACAGGGCTTTTAATAATAGCTCTGTTCCTCTTTGTTATTTGTTCTCATACCTCTTTACAAGATTATAAAACGTATTCTTTTTTAGATTAGTTTGCTTCATTGCCTGAACTGCTGTTATAT